ATATCACGTCATCCCCGTCAGTCAAGGTTAGCAAAATTGTCGCAGTTCTGGAAAAAATCGTAGCCAATCACGTGTCGAAAGATTACGTGAATCCGCTCGATGTAATCAGAGAAGCACAGTCAAAGGTGGAGTCATATTTGAACAACGAAAAGGAAATCGATGCTAAAGAATTGTTGGAAATTAAATCCAGAATGGTGGAGTACGCTCATGACACTGTTCGTGAGTGGAATGCTAGTAGGAAGAAGGACATAGAAAAGACTTCTATTGTCGCTTTCGAACACCACGAAACTCTGGAAATTGCAACAGGCAAGAAGAAAATGCCCAACACTATCGTTAGCTTACTTCCTGAAATCCAGATGGCAATGGTTCGTTTGTATTGGATATTATCCACAATGGGGTCCCGTATGGTCAAGATTAAAGCTTGGCTAAAAGAGACGATTTTAGATAAATTGTCTCAGGGTGTTGCTAGTGAGTCATTGTTTGAGAGCGTGTCAAACTATTTATGGGATGGGAAACGCATCACAAAAGAACTAGTCGAGGAAGCCATCGACACAATGTTCATCGTATCAATCGCAATATCGAATGATATTAAAGAACATGGGCTGAAACGAATTGGTTCTTTCGATGATGCTTTAGGCCAGGCCAACAAATCGCTCAGTAACGCAACTGAGAAGTGGGCCGAGTTGGGCACGTTCGCTAAAACTCTCTTTGGGATTGAGAGTCAGAACATTGCCGAACAGGGTGGAGCCAATGAGAAGGATGAAACACTTTCTCAAGGGGATGTCCAAAAAGAACAAGCCGGATCGGATCATCAGGGTGGGAATGAAGATGTGTACCCCATAGACCCTGAAGATTCCGTAGTGTTGCCTGTTTTATCGGGGATTTTGCCTGTCATTGACAAAGCTCAGAAGAAACCCATGGTCTGTAGAGATTATGGTGGATTTTCTGGTTTTGAGTTGGATTTTGGTAGCAGTTACGATGAAGAAGCTGTCATCGGGTCAATTCAGAAGAACATCGGCAAGAAGGTGGAAGTTTCTTCCATCATCGATGCCGAAGACTATTGCACTTTGGGAAAAGGTGTACCAGTCGCTTTTGATGGACTCGATTCAGTCAAAGTTGTTGATTTAACCATATTGGACGTCAGGGGAATTAGCACTACTGAAAAACGAGCCGAAGATTGCGCTGAATCTAAGGTTAGTAAGTTGTACTTAGTTGGTCCCTGTTTTGCTGGGGCTGTCCCTGGCATGTTCAATAAAAGTAAACACAACGAATTCACTGCAATTGTGGGCCGGCATTTGGGCTATACAAGCCCCGAACAAAATGCCAATTGGGCCCCAGTTCATCTGTACGCTAAGAAGTTCTGTGAAGAAATGTTTGTGAAGAAAGAGTATTTCGATGGGAAACTCTTGACTTCGTCTTATGAGGAATGGCTTGAGACACAACCAACCGGTAAGAAGAAGAACTACAAACAATTGGAACAGAGCGCTTATGCACAGAGTGAGTTTTCAAAGGACAAATATCATTATCGTGAATTTTTCACTAAAATGGAAATACAGGTGCCGCCAGCTGAAGGGGATTTATCCCTGAAAGCTCCCAGAGGCATACAGGGGTTGAAGAATCCCACTACATCCATGTTTTTCGGAAGTTTTACGAGAATGGTTTCTAAATTGTTAGCTGCAATGTTTACCAAGGAAATCGATGGGTATGCTAGGTTCTGTTATACTTCAGGTTCCAATCCAGAAGAGATTGGGGCCTGGTATCATTACCATGCTACCTATAATTGCAAGGGTCGTTCTTTCAAGTTTTTGGAAGATGATTTCTCGGCGTTCGATTCAACTCAGGGAGCTGGTGCGTACAAAACTGAAATGATTTGTTATGATCACATTTTGGATTTGTGCGACCATATGGACAGGAACGTAAAATCCAATATTCGTCAAGTGTTAGCTAAGCAGTCGAACACTATTGGTAGGGGATCGTGGTATGAATATACTGTGCCTCACACTCGTAAGAGCGGTGATCAGAATACATCCATCGGTAACACTCTAATCAATATGATCGTTCACGCTTACGCAATAAGCACTTTTCCGGAGCGTAAGAAGATTAAGGGTTTTAGCATGTTGGCATTGGGCGATGACAACCTGTTGGCAGTGGCTGCCAAACAGGTCGTTGTTGATAGGCTCAAGGTTCATACCGAAACGACAATTTCGGCATTAGGACTTAAACCCAAAATGGCACAGAACCCTTTTCCTTCTTATTGTTCATCACTTTTCATTCCAGCAATCGGTCCTTCGGGAGAGAATACTCATATTCTTTGCCCTGAGGCAAAACGGTCGCTGACTAAGATGGGATGGACCATTTCCTCTCCTGGAAACAAGAACATAAGTAGTGTTGGACGCATGAAGTGCAATCTATTAGGACTGCCTTCTTATCAATTGTGCCCAATATTGCGAGTTTTTCACGAGTATTACACCAATTTCGAGGTCCGGGATTTTAAAGATTCCAGGGCCGAGATGCGCATGTACGATACATCTATCGAGCAACACTATACCACCGATGAGACAACCATTGATTGGTTTTGTCGCTGCTATGGAATTTCTGCACAAGATATTGAAATAGTTGAGAGGGACCTTGCGAGGTTCCTGCACGAGTCTGAGGGTAAACCATTAGTGTATGATCATCCTGTCATTAGGAAGATGTTCGCCTAATTGATTTGACACTAATCCTCAGGCTCGTCAAAGGGCAGACATGGTTTTGAAAGGCCATGGTGCGGTTACGTGCACCCCCGTTTAGTACGGTATATGAACAATCAAAAGTCACAGTCAAAGGTCAAGAACCTTACAAGCAACGTCAAAATTGTTAAAGTAAAAGTTAGGAAAAACAAACAAAAGAAGAGCAACGGAGAGCGTTCAAATTCTGCTTCAAATGCGGTTTTTGAATCTGCATACGATAGATCGGTAGTTGTGCGGAAACCTCCTTCTACTGGGAAGCAACCTATGCTTAGCGCGTGTGCCTTAAAGTACGCGATGTCTATTGCTAGGCCATTCTCGGTGGAAGCTCAGGGCGCATGCATACCGTCCATGCCCGCTCAAGACACACACAAGGTATCTGGGTTTGTTAGAGGAGATGGGGTGATTGGAACAGGAGGCATTGGATGGATACTGATTACACCGTCGGTTGCCAACGATGCCCCTACTCTATTTTACACCACTTCAACTTATGCGGCGACCTCTATTATTCCCGTCGGGGCAACCAGTACAGTATTGGCTACTGGTGTTTCAACCCTGGCGGTGAACAATTTGCCTTATTCGGCACAACTGCTTACCACACAAGCCACCAATGACACACAGTTGTTGAGAGGGCGAGTGGTGTCGTGCGGTCTGTCGATTCAGTACACCGGTACTGCCCTGAATGAATCAGGGATGGTTTATTTGTGCAGAGATCCCAATCATAATAACATTTCGCAGATCCCTGGCATTGTTTCTTCAGGCACTACAGTTGGAACTTTAGGAAGTTTCGCTTATACAGAGCTTTGCCCTTTTACCAGGGAAAAATGTTTCGTAGCTGATTTCGCTTCGAGGTATGATGAGCTTAACTTCCCCGAGTCCTCTGCTGGAGCTTCAACAGCCGCTGTCAATTCTACTGCATGTTACCCATATACAACCTCAAATCCAATTTTTCAAAATTCAGTGGGAGGAACCTCTTTGTATACCGTCACCTTATCGGGGACCGCAATTAATGTGGGATCCCCAACAGTGGCGGTAATGGTCACAGGTGTGGCCGGACAAAGTTTCCATTTCGAATATACGATTCATTGTGAATTTGTGGGACAACTAGCCCAAGCCAGTTTATCTTCTTCTGATTCAGACGAACGAGGGGCAGGTGAGGTGATGGTTGCTGCCAATCAAGTGGGTATGCGCAAGGTGGCTAATCCTAAAGCATCTTATTGGGATCTCATTTACGAAGGTCTGTCGTTCGCTGCAAAGCGGGCGGCTCCTATTGTTATCCCTGCTATGGAAAAGGCTGCAATTGCCATGTTAATGTAGGTATTGTTGTTTTCTAGTTTTATTTTCAGTTTAATTTAAATGCTGTTTCAGTGCTGAATCCCGTTTGGTTTTCAGAGTACCGAACTTTCCCTAAGAGTGCC